GATGGCAAAGAACATGTATTAGAAGCTGCCTGCCCCGACTGTGGCAAAGATCCCTGCACCTGTGATGATCATGACCACAGTGAAAAGAAAATTGACGAATGTGGCGATATGGAAATGAGTCCGTTAACTGCCCCAAGTGCTGGCATTAATTTGTCTCCAATGGCTGGCGCCTATGATGATGCAACTGATACATACCCAGGACAGGAAAATGGTCCTGCAGAGCCAGTAGAAGAAAAGCCACAGTTCACATTAACAATTCGTAACGGTGACAGTAACCTAAGTATGACAACAGATACTCCAGACGAAATCATTCACGTTATGAAATTAGCTGGTATTCCTGGCAAGGCTGAAGTTAAGAAAGCTGAACCTGCTGCCGACGAAGGTAAACAAAAAGAAGTCGAAGAAGCATGGGGTAACACTCCTGCCGCTACCAACGAAAAAGAACCCAAAGCCTATGGCGATATTCGCGACTGGGGATTTAAGGGAACAGGTAAAGGCCGTGAAGGTTATGGTGACCGTCGTGCTCCAGGACAAGGCGACAATCCTATGAGCGAAAGCGTTATGCTCGAGGAATACAAGCGATTTAAATCAGGCAAATGAGCGGCACACCGGTTCTTGTAAAGCAACCTTACAAAAAAGAAAAATATACGGACATTCAGATAGCGGAAATTGTAAAAGCCGCTACTGATCCCGTATATTTTATTCGTGAGTATATGTGGATTCAACACCCCACAAAAGGTCGTGTTAGATTTGAACTCTATGATTATCAAGTTGAGCTAATTAATTGTTACCACGAAAATCGTTACAGTATTAACATGCTGGGACGACAAATGGGTAAGTCAACTTGTGCCGCAGGTTACTTGCTATGGTACGCAATGTTTATACCAGACAGCACAATTCTTATTGCCGCACACAAATACACAGGTTCTCAAGAAATTATGCAACGTGTTCGTTTCATGTATGAGAACTTACCCGAATGGATTAAAGCAGGCGCTACAAGTTATAACAAAGGTAGCATTGACTTTGATAACGGCAGTCGCATCGTTAGTGCCACAACTACAGAAAATACTGGTCGTGGTATGAGTATTACATTGGTATACCTAGACGAGTTTGCCTTCGTGCCACCCCGCATCGCTAAAGAGTTTTGGACAGCACTAAGCCCAACACTGGCAACAGGTGGTAAGTGTATTATCACAAGCACACCTAACCAAGACAATGACCAGTTCGCACAAATTTGGAATGAAGCCACTAAGAACATAGACGAATACGGCAATCCACAAAAGCTAGGACGTAACGGCTTCGCCAGTATCAAGTATATATGGAACGATCACCCCGACAGGGACGAAGAATGGGGCAAAGTAGAACGTAGTAAAATTGGGGAAGAACGTTTCCTTCGTGAACACGAATGTAAATTTATTACTGCTGACGAAACATTGATCAGCAGTATGATACTGACCAATTTAACCTATATTGAACCTATAAGCAAAGTAGGACAGCTTAGAATTTATATGCCTGTTGAAAAGGAATACACCTATGCAGTTGCATGGGATCCTAGTCTGGGTACGGGCAGTGACCCTGCCGCCATCCAAATTTTTAGATTACCGGACTTAGTTCAAGTAGCGGAATGGCAACATAATAAAACAGACATCCGTGGACAATTACGAGTTTTGATTGCTATCCTAGATCACATTAAGGATGCAGGTATCGACAACGATAATCTGTATTGGAGTGTAGAAAACAACACACTAGGCGAAGCGGCTCTAGTAGCCATTGCCGAATATGGCGAAGAACGTATTCCAGGATATTTCCTCAGTGAACCAGGCAGTAAACGCAGGGGTTTTAATACTACAAACAAGAGTAAAATTGCTGCCTGCACCAAGCTCAAATACTATATTGAATCCAGTAAGATGACCCCAAAGAGTAAGAATCTAATTCAAGAGCTAAAAACTTTTGTAGCTCACGGCGCCAGTTTTGCTGCCAAAGAAGGCGAAACAGATGACCTTGTAATGGCTACAATTCTAGTAGTTAGATTAGTCGAGCATTTAATGAAATATGACGAACGAACTTATAGTCGGTTAGTGGAGCGCAGTAGCGCAGATTTTGTGGCTCCTATGCCCATTGGCATTTTATAAGGAAACGGCTAAATATACGTATGGCAATTGATTTCGGCACAGTAGCAGATAGAATTTTTGACCAGCTTAAAGGTTTCGGTCATAGTATTACTGTATTTGATGAAAAAGGCAAGCAAACAGCTAACGCCAACAAAGGTCGTTATTTTTACAGCACAGATGAAAAATTTACCGTAGAAATTAACCAAGACGACAATATAATTAAAATTAAATACGGCGAAAATACAGACCCTGCTAAAATGAAAAAGTTGCAGAATACCATACGCAATGGTATTGCTAAAAAATTTATACTCGGAGTTGACCTTAGACCTTATACAGGCAAGGATATCGAACCAAAGGATGTGGATAATATGTTAAAAGTTCAAGAAAGTTTAACGCCAGCTGCTGGATCAATGAAGACCAGCTATCAACAAACAGACGGTGCCAAACTTATCATAAGACACAGCAAGCCTGTTAATGAAGAAGTTCGCGGCAGTCGTAGCCGTAACATCAAGGCATTGTTTGTAGAAAATGCTCAAGGAGAACGATTTCGTTATCCGCACGTCCATCTAGCAGGTGCTCGCATTATGGTACAGCATGTCAGCGAAGGCGGCATGCCCTACGATGAAATTGGTCAAAAGATTATCAGCCTAAGTGAAGAACGTAATCAACTTCTACAGGTTGCTCGTTATATCAAATCAAACGGCCTGCAAGAACAAGCCAATGATGTTCAATTCGCACTAGGACAACGATTAAGTGAAATCAAAGGACTACTAGGACGTTATGACTCAAAACAACTAATGAGTGATATACACGAGCAAGACGAAACAAATCTGGAAGCACTACAGGAAAAACTAACCAAGAACGTATTTGACGAAAGCATCGGCTCTTTACTACCAAAACTAAATGGATACCTAAAAGAATATCAATCAAAACTACAGGCAACAGAAACATTTGAACAACTAAAACAACAAGTGGAAGAAGCATCATCTATTCCTGTAAGTGCTATCCCGGACTTAGAATTTAACAGCATGGTTGTTTACGAAAGCCCAACAATTAATACTACCGAATTAATCAATATGGTGTTACCAGTATTGGAAGACCAAAAGGTTCGTGAAAGCCTAAGCCAAATTAAAGATCACGTTGCTGAAGGTCGACTAGATCCAATGGCAGTGGAAAACCTAACTCGCAGTATTATTGGTAAATGCAGCCGACAGGCCACAATGGAAGACAGTCGTTTTGAAGTTGGTGCCATGTTCGAATCAGCATTGAAGAAATTCAGCTTAGAAGAAATTTTGAAATAACATTATAAATAATTTTAAGAGCAGTTTGTCCATTTGGCTAAATTGCTCTTGACCTAACAGGCAATAGTCTGTTAAAATACGTTCACTAGACGGGAGTGTCTAGTGATCCAGGCAACAAAACTTTTTAACCCTGGCTTAACTTTGGAGAAAAACTATGGCTACACTAGCAGAAATTCGCGCTCGACTACTTGAGCAAGAAAACAAAATGAGCGGTAATAAGACCGCAGGCGGCGACAACGCAATCTTCCCTTTCTGGAACATCCCAGAAAATTCCACAGCAGTTCTACGTTTCCTTCCTGATGGAGACGATACCAATACTTTCCCTTGGCGTGAGCGTCAAATGATTCGTTTGGAATTTGCCGGCGTTAAAGGCGGCGATGAAAGCAAGCGAGTTACAGTAACCGTTCCTTGTATGGAAATGTGGAAAGAAACTTGCCCAATCCATGCAGAGATTCGTCCTTGGTTTAAGGATAAGAGTCTAGAGGATCTAGGCCGCAAGTATTGGAAAAAGAAAAGCTATATCTTCCAAGGCTTTGTTGTCAGTAGCAGCCTGCAGGAAGAAAACATTCCAGAAAATCCAATCCGTAGGTTGATTATCAACCCTAGCATCTTTAACATTGTTAAAGGCGCCTTAATGGATCCTGAAATGGAAAGTCTATTTACAGACTACGAAAACGGCACAGACTTCCGTTTGACAAAGACCACCAAAGGTCAATATGCTGACTACAGCACCAGTAGCTTTGCTCGTCGTGAGCGTGGCCTAACTGAAGTTGAGCTACAAGCAGTTGCCACACACGGCCTGTTTAATCTTAACGACTTTATGCCTAAGAAGCCTACTAAGGAAGAAGTCGATGTCATTTATGACATGTTCAAGGCCAGTGTTGATGGCGAGTTGTATGATCCTCAACGTTGGGGTCAATATTTCCGTCCCGCAGGCGTTAGCGTAGGTAATGCCCCCGCTGCCAGCGATGACGACACTCCTGCTCCGGTGAAGGCTCCTGCGGCAGTTAAGCCCGCAATGGTAGCCAAGCCCGCAGTAGTTGATACTGAAGATGACGATCCTCCTTTCGAAGCTGATAGTGCTCCAGCACCAGAAGGCAAAAAGAATGTCAACGACATTCTTGCAATGATTCGCAATCGTCAGCAAAAGTAAAGACAAGGGCTTCGGCCCTTGTTTAATCGATGCTTAAAAAACGTAGACTCTCACAGAGTAG